TCACGCGCTTTCCCTTCTACCTTGGCCCAGGTTACGCCCACGAAACACAGCGATTGCTGCGTTCATGTGGTCGGGAGAATGGTGGCCATACACCTCCCGGATTGTTTTTTCTGACGTGCCGGTGAATCCCGCGACATCCCAGGTTGAGACGCCTCGCTGAAGCATCCAGGTGATGCAGGTGTGCTTCAGGATGTGCGGGGTAACATCGTCCCCCAGCTTGGCTAGGCGGCGCGCGCGAGCGAATCCGGTCTTTTGCCGTAGCGTCAGCCGCCCATCGTATTCACAGGGACCGATGTCGGTTAGGCGACGCCAGCGATTCAGGTGCGGCAGCAGATTGCCGGGAATCCCCGTAGGGGGACGCCGCTTGCGGGTTTCGCGCTCGCCCTCCCCGCGCCGATAGAGAACGCCCCTATCAAGGTCGAACCACCCCCCGGCGCTGTTGACGCCCCAGCGCAGCTTCAGCACGGCTTCGTGACGTGTGCCGCTATAGAGCGCGATCAAGATGAAGCGCGCGACGTGATAGGAGGGCTCTCCGACACGCTTCCATTTCGTCGGACGGCCAGCCGAATCGAACTCCGTTGGCGTGAAGCCCAGCGCCCCAGCTATCAGACGCGCGGCCTCCGAACGCGTGAGCCAACGCGTCCGAGGCGGTGCTTTTTCCGGCAAATGGACGACGATCGGCTTTGCGATCTTCCGGTTGCGATAGGCATAGCCCAGGGCGGCGCGAAGGGTTTCCAGTTCCCGGCGGGCGGTCCCAGGTTTGACGGGGCGGCGCCCGTTCAGGCCCTCGCCGCGCTGTTTGACGTAGCCCTTGCAGGTGCTGGCGGTGATGTCCCAGCAGGACATGAGGCCGAAATAGTCGAGAAGCGGCCCACTATGGAACGCCACGTCTTCGGGACGTGAATGGTTCGGCGCGACTTCTTCGATGTAGAGGGTCAGCACATCCGCGACGGGGACGCGAGCGGGATCACCGTCGCCCCATTGGGGGGTGTGTTTGTCGGCGAGGTAGCGGGAGAAAGCTTCCTCAGCTTCTCCCTGGCGTTCTGCGCCGCAGCCAGTGCTAATCTCGCGTCCACGGTCGAGGATGACGTAGACGGGTTCGCGGCCGGGGCGTTCGCGAAGGTAGAGGCGGGGCGGCTTTGTGGGACGTGGCATTCTTCAATCATCCGCTTGATGGCTGCGAGCGTTGTGAAGTCCTTCCCGGCGATCCGGGTGATTCTCAGCCGGCCACGCTTCGCTTCGCCGCGCAATGATTTTGCAGTGATCGAACCATCCGGGAACGCCAGTTTAGCCGCTGTCGCTAGGCGAAGCGGGGTGTCAGGCATGATCGCGGACGGCTCGATCACCATCAAATCAGACCGTCTGCACCAGGCGCACCTTCACCAGGGGGGAAGGATTAGCAGCGGCCTCGACCGCGACGCCTAGCTTCGTGTTGCCGGAAGCGGTCTTGTTGACCAGGGCGGCTTCAGCGTCCCAATAGACGACGTCGCCCAGGCCGATCGCCAGAGCCGCCACCTTGGGAAGCTCCCAAACGCCGACAGTATCGACGTCGACCGGGTCGCCCGATGCGGCGTCAATCTGGGCGACGCCGACGATGGCGCCCGCGATGACGACGCCGCCGGAAGCGACCGCTGCGGGGGCCGGAATGGTCAGAGTCCGACCGGGTTGGATGTAGTTCGTGGCCATGATCAAAGCCCTTTCGAAGTAGTGATGACGTAGGACGACCGGCGCCGGCGGCCCGCAATCTCAGCGCGGAGCCTGTCGACGTAGGCCTGAAGCCGGGGAGCGGACGCCTGGTTGTATTTCACCCGCTCCCCGTTCTGGTCCGAGACCTCGACGGCGGCCGTCCCGGTCAGAAGGGCATGAAGCGCGGCCTCTGCGTCTCTGAGCCGTTCAACCGCCGACATCTCAGGCGCCCGCGTTGCGGTAGGCGCCGCGCCAGTCGGTCACGCCAACCCCCAGGTCGAGCGTGACGCGATATTCACACCCCATGGTAGCCCAGACCTCGCGCGAAGCGATCTGGGGTCCCTGCGCCCCGGCCAGCGTGGCGATCTCCAGCACAGGGGCCGTGACCTTGTCACCGAATACGTACCATTGCTTGCCGGTGATCCGCGGCTCGACGATCAGCTGCAGCGTGCCCGAGAACGGGTTGACGTCATCGGCCTTCGTCGCGGCCAGCGTGGCGAGGATTTGCTCCGCATCGGTCTCGAGCGCGGGACCGACGACCAGGAAAGCCGGACGGACGCCGACGGGCGTTTTCCCATCAAGCCCCTTCTGCGAACGCATCGCCTGGCGCGCAGCCGACAGCGTAGCGATAGAGAGTGGACCGCCGGAAGCTGCGAGATTGCCGTGATCGGCATGGAAAAGCGGCTTTCCGTCCGACATCGTTGGCCCGGCTCCCGAAGCCTTCGTCAGCAGCGCCAAGATCGCATTGGCTTCTGCCGCCGCGGCCAGCTGCCCCACTTGGCGAAGCATGTTGCCGAAGACGCCGAATTGATCGCTCAGCAGTAGTTTCCGGGACAAGGGGAAAATCTTCCCGAAGGTCTCGACCTTGTACGCCTCGGCGCCCTCACCGAAAGCCCCGTAGGTGATTTCGCCGGCCTCATTGACCTTTTCCAGCCCCGACCCTTCGCCCAGCTTCAGCACCGTGACGTCGCGCAAGTCGCTGACTTCACGTCGCACCGCCACTTCCTTCAGCGGCGACTCGGCGGCTTGATAGGCGGTCGAGAGAACGCGATGTCCTCCCTGTTCCAGCAGCAGGGGGAAGTCCGAGGTCGTCTGCATCGCGCGTGTAAGAATGGCCTCTGGCGACAGGTTTTCTACGCGCTCGCCGGCGCGAACCAACGCCGCGCGGGCGTGATCTACGAAGCTCAGGCCGACATATTGTTGCGCAGCCTCGGACGCTTCTGCGCCGCCCATTCGCTGCGCCAGCGCTTCGGCCTGGCGAGTGGCGATAACGTCCGGGTTGTCGCCACTGGAGGGGTCGACGTGCGCCCGGATGCTCGGCGCACTGGCGCTGCGTTGCGCCATCGCATCGAAGGCCGCCGCCCGCGCAGCATGAATATCAGCGCCCGCGTCGATCTGAGTATCCGCCCAGGTGCGATCGAGGCCGGCGGTTTCCGCAAGGCTGCGAATCTGGGCGTTAACTGCCGCGCGGGTTTCAGTGACCGCCGGCGGGTGGGTGACGGTCGTGGTATCCGTCTCAGTTTGGGTCGTCATCGCGTCCTCACTTCTGATGTGCGACAGGGTGTCGGCGGGAATGCCGACTAGGGAGACCTCCCGAATGGTCCACTTCGCGGCGGTTCGAATGCGGGCCTTGGTTTGGGGGTCCGTCGTCTCGATCCAGCGGGTGACGGCGTAACCGACCGAAATTCCCCGTAGAATCTGTTCCTCGACTTTCTGGACGACCGATCGGACGTCTTCCGCAGCCGAGAGGCGGATTTCAGCAACAAGGGCGACGTCTTCACGCCACGCGCGCAGCACGGTCCCCACGACGTGCTCGCTTCCAGTCTGACGGTGACCGTCCAGCACGACGACGCCAGCTAGGGAGGCCGGATCGATCGCCGAAGTGTCCAGGCGTTCGATAAACGGCCCTCGGGAATCTCGCCGCTGCACGTCGGCGCCCGTCGATATTACGGCCTGAAAGGTGCGCGCCTCGGCGTTCCATGTGCTCGGCGCAATGGGGAAAGCGCGAGTCTCAAGCGTCATCGTCGTCATCGCGGGACTCCTTCTGCGGGGAAGATTGCGGGCCAAAGTTCAGGCCCAGGGCGCGTTCACGTTCGCGATCTGCCGAGATCTGCGCGTCGATCGCCTCAGGCGACCAGCCGCGTTCTGCGATGACCTGCGAACGGGATTTGAAGCCGTGCTGAACCAGAAGGGCTTCTGCGGCCGCATCCTTCGCCGGATCGATCCAGGGCGGGGCCGGGAACAACCAGTCGGCGCGCAACCAATCGCGACGGGCGGCCTCAAAGTCGGATGCGTCCAGGTCCCCGCTCAGAATGAGCGAAGTGACGGCGCGCGCGTAAACAGGGCGCAACAATTGCGGCGCGATCGTGCCGTACTGAATCACTTCACACCGCTGGCGGAACGCCACCATATCGGCCCGCAGCGAGCCATAGTTGGCCTTCGACAGGTCGCCCGAAACCAAATGGGCCGGGACGCCTGCCCCCGACGCAATCGAGCGAATGCGGGACTCTAGGAACGCGAGCGTCATTTGAGCCTGGGGCGGCGTCGTCAGCGTCAGCGTTTGGTCCACGCCGATGACGCGAATTGTTCCCGGAACCAGTGGCGCCCCGTCCGCAATCGGATCGCTGCGCCCTTCGTCGGTCAGTTCCGCGCCCGTAAGGCTATTGTCCTGCAGGACCCCCGCATAGGCGGCGGCGACCTGGGCGCCGACCGTCAAAGCGTCAGCGAGCTTGTCGACCTCATGCGCGGTCAACAGGACCGGCGCCAGCCAGCTGATACCGCGCACCTGCCCTGCAGCGAGGGGGCGGAAGATGTGCAACACATCGCGCGCGTCGACCCGTTCAGCGGGGGTCCAGGTCAAATGTGCGGCGGGGACTTCGGGCCGAATCCAATAAGCAACACGCCGCCCGTGGCGATCGAACTCGACCCCGCCCAGGGTGTAGGCGCCGCCCTCCCCCACGCGCGTTTCGCTCTCGTCCAGAAGTTCCGTCGGCAGATGGCGCAGGCGCAGGCCGTCCGCCGTGTCTAGGAGTTGCACCAAGGCTTCGCCGTCGATGACCATGCTGCGGACGAATTCGGCCTGCTGGCCCCAGAAGTCGCTTCGCGCGCCGATGTCGGCGACGTCCGCCCAGTCATCCAGGGCGGCGATGATCGCTTCCCGGCTCCCAGCGTCCGGGTGTCCCGGCTGTGGCCTGGCGCCAGCACCTGCTAGGGCCGTCACCCAGGCCTCGACCGTCGCACGGATATGCGGGTCATTGGCGTAGGCGTGCCGTGCCCGCGCGCGAACCGTCGCAAACGCCTGTAAGGTTTCCAGGGAGAGGGACCGGAAAGAACGCTGCTGAGACCAGCCGCGCCCGGTTGCGGCAGCATCGAACCGGCGCCGCTGAGGAGCGCGGCGCACGCGCGAAAACAAGCCCATCATGCGATAGCCCCCCGTATTGCGGCCGCGTTGCGGGTGACGAAGTTGAAGAACGAACGCTCGCCCGCCTCCGTCTCCAGTCCGGCAGCCATCACGTCGCCCGGGTCGAGCACGTTGACGTTCTTCAGGGTGACGTTGCCGCCGCCCATGCCGCCGTTGAAGCGGTGACGCGGGTCGTCCTCGGTAAGCACCTCTTCGTTGCGCTTGGCGATGATCGGCACCTCATTGCCGACCAGCCCGCCCGAGTGGTAGCGCTGCGCGTTGGCGAAGACCGCCGGATTGACCGCCCGGAAGCCGCCGCCGTGGCCGACCAGTCCGCCGGTATGCTTCGACCCGAAGAACCTGGCGAACATTCCACCGGCGCCGCCCTGGCCGCCGGCGCCGCCGCCCGCACTGATGGCGTTGAAGATCAGCTGTTGAATGATCATTTGCGCGATCTGGCGCAGGAAGTCGGCTGCGAACTGAAGGAACGCCTGGGCTAGGCTCTTAAGCACGTTCTGCCCCTCGCCGACGGACTGAGCGAACTTGTCGAGGGCGGAAGTCGCCGTGCTGGCGAAAGCGTCGTTGAACTGCTTGCCGGTGATCAGCGCGCGCCTGCCGATGTCGGTGACAGCGTCCTTTTTCCCTTCAAGCGCCAGGATCGCAGCCGCGGCCCCAGGGCCGCCGGTCGCCTGCCAGAAGGCGATCATGTTGTCGATCGCCGTCAGCAGAGCGGCATTGACGCCGTTCAACTGCTCCTGCAGCTGCGCCGCCTTAGACAGGTCGCCGGTCTCCTGGGCGAACAGGATCTGGCGCTGAAGCTCGGCGCGCTGCTGCTCCAGGGTCGACATGGTCTGCTCGAGCGCCTGCTGGCGACGCTTGGAATCCTCGATGTCCCAGTTCTGACGCAGGATGTCGGCGTAGACGTTCTTCTGCTCTTCCGACCACCCGACCGCCTCCTGCGCCAGCATCCGCTGCACGAAGGCGTCTTTGCTCTCAACCTCGCCACGCTTCTGGGCGAGGTCTAGCCGGGCGGCGTCGATCGCCTTGATCGCCTCTCGGGCCTTCTGCTCGTCGTAGAGCCGCGTGACGGACTGTTCGATCGCGTCCTTCTGCGCCTGTGTCAGAGTCAGACCGACGGCGGCGGCGCCCTTCTCGGCTTCGCGCAACGCCGTCAGGACCTGCTGCCGTCGCTCCGTCTCATCCAGCAGCGAGACTTGAAAGGCGCGGGCTTCGTTCTCTTCCAACAGCGAGGCGAGGAACTTCTGCTGCGCTTCCAGTTTGCGCTTGGCGTCATCGGCGCTGCGGTCGCGTCCTGTCGGCGCCGGCGGGTCAGGGCGCGTCGTGGTGTCCTTGGCCGGGCGCGGGCGGGTCAGTTCGCTCGTGCCGTCGACCAGTTGCATCCCGGCCAGTCGCGTCTCACCCAGGGCGATGATGCCGCGCTGTTCCTGAATGGAGCGCGCCGTCTGCGCAGCGCCCAGGCGGTTGCCTTGGGCCTCGAAGCGCGCCTTCGTGCTTTCAAGCTCCAGCAACCGCCCGTAGGCCTTCGACACGTCGTCGGCGACGTAGTCTTTCGTGGCGGCCCGGGCGCCCGGCAGCGCCGACGTGATCTCAGCCAGTTTGTCCGCGATCCAGTTCAGCTCGGACTTGAGCTTGGACCAGTCGATGAAGTTGACGAAGTCGACGAACGAGTCCCAGGCGGCCTTCAGGTTGTTCACCACCTGCAGCCACGGGCCGCCCATCTTGTCGGCGGTCTCACCGTAACGCTGGGCGAAGATGTCGAACGCCTTGGTCCGGGCTTCCGCCTCTTTCTTCGACTCCTTCAACGCCTCGATCTGCTTCCGCTCAGTGGCGGTCAGGAAGCCGATCTCGTCGTCAAGCGCTAGGATCGCACCGACGTTGCCGGTAAACGCTTCAGTCACCTTCTCCGCGGCGTCGGGAAACTCTGCGCCCCAGACCTTCGCTGCATTTTTCGATACTGCGATGAAACGCTCGAGGTAGCTCGGATCGACCGCCTCGCGAACCAGGACCTTGACTACCTTCTGCGCGTCATTAGCGCTGACGCCCATCGCCCGCATTTGGTCGACGACGTTGGCGAGCATGTTCGCCGAATACATCGCCGCATTGCCCGAGGTGCGCAGCGTGTTCTCGATGCTTTTGACCTTGGCCGTCTCTTGGTTGAGGCGGATTAGCGGAGTCAGAAAGGCCCCTATCGCCGCCGACGCTACGGCGATGACCGGTATGAAGCGGATGATCGCCCCGGTCGCCTTGGGGAAGATCTGCGCGATCTGCCCGCCCTGCTGCGCAAACGCCTGCATAGGCGGCGTGCCGCTGGCGATCTGCGTAATCAGGTCGTTGATCTGATAGGAGAGGTTTTGAGCCTCATGCGGCCGCAGCCCCAGAAATGGCGCGCGGCCCGCGGTGGCGGTGGCCGCCGCCTGGTTCCGCAGGGCGCCGGCAGCAGCGTTCGCTCGGGCGGCCGTCTGCGTCTGGATGCTGTTGAGCCGCTGCAGGTCACCGGCCAATCGCTCGGTCGAACCCTCGGTCCGCGTCGTCTGCGCGCCCAGCCCCGCCATCCGCGTTTCGAGCGTCGCTAGACCGTTGCCGGACTGGGTGAAGCGCGCCACCCCCGCCCGAGCCTCGTCGAGCGCGATCTTGGCGCGGCGGGCCTCTTCACGCGCACGCTCGAAGTTCTCGGCAAGCTGCTCGGGCGCCTCGACGATCTCGCTCGACCACTGCCAGTTCTTGATCTGGTTCAGCTGGCGGCCGAACTTCGTGGCCTCCTCGGTCGCGCGCTCGTAGTTCTCCGCCGCGATTTTCGCCGCGTCGTCGGCCGACGCTCGCGCGGTCCGGCGGGCCTGGGCCTTCTCGGCGGCCGATGCGAAACGCTGCAGCGCCGCCTCAGCCTTCTTGAGGCCCGGCGACGTGTTGTCGACCGCACGGACATTAAGGCGGACGTCGCGCTCGTTATTCTTCACTGGTCAGGCCTCCCCTGCGGGCGGCCCGTCGCTAGCGCCACGATGACGCTATGCGGCGCCAGGATGTCGTAGATCCGCTGAAAGGCGCTCAAATGCGCGGCGTAGCTGCTTTGCAACGTGCGGAACGCCAGGGCGACCTTGAGCCCGTAGCGCACGTTGTCTGCAGTGGTCAGGCGCGCGAGCGCCTGGGCGAAAGCGCTGTGAAACGCCGCCCTTGCTTCTACCGGAATGGCGAGATCGCCTTCCGGCATGAGGCAAAGATAGTCGTCCAGCACATCGGCCAGGGGCGCCGCATAGGCTCGCACGGCGTCACAGACATCATCTTCCGCCCGGCTCATGCGATCGGCCTGCATGATGAACCGCCGGTTACGAAAGAGGTGGCAAGTTGGCGAACAGATCGTTCAGGTGAATATCGAAGTGCCAACGGATCTTGGCGGGGAACGTGGATTCGACCGTCTCGATATCGGCCTCGCTCAAACCATCGGCGGGAGCATTTGCCCAAACGTAGCGAGCGACGATCCGCGGCTCCTCGGTGTGGGTGGCAGCATAAATGCCGATTTGAAGCCTCCAGTCCTCAGCGGGGGTGGCTGCAGTCACCCCCAAAGCGATATCTTCAAGGCCCCGCCAATTGCGGGCACCGCTCGCCGTGTTTGTCCGTTCTGGCCAGGCCCCTACGGGAGCAGACTTATTCTCCGCGTGGATGACCGGTCCCGCGACGCGCGTGAGGTCCGCAGAGATGTCGATAATTTCCTTGAAGAGGCGCGCGCGATAAACGGCCACAGAGGGGAACGAGAGCGTTCCGCGCTTATCGATTACGGTCGGTGACGGCAGTAAGTTGAGCCGCACCATATGGCGCACCTGGGAATACGCTCTCTTGTGGTCCGAGAGGATCAATCCATCCGCATTACAGAGAGCTTCGGCAATCTCGGGGATGGTGAACTGGGGCTGCATGCTCTTGTGACTCCCTGCATCGGATGCGCCCTTATATAAAATCCTGCGACATAGCTCAAGACTTTATTGCACATACGTCGCAGAAAGGTTATACCGACAGGGCAGCGAGGCTTTCCTCCCTCGCCGCAACCGGTTGGCTTCGGGGTTGAGGCGCCGGAAAGGAATCGCCCGAGGGGGTGGCGGTGCTCCCTCGGGCGATTACCGATTTAAAAGGGGTCAGCTTGACCGATTGGGACTACAACCAGCTGCGGCGCGAACTAGAAGATAGCTTCGCCGCGGCGTTTTTGTGCGCCCTCTCGGCAGACATGGCGAAGCGCTATGATCACGCGTTCAGGCTTTGGTTGACCGCTCCCTAGCAACGGTCTCGCACACATTGGTCGCTAGCCGTTACTTCGTTCCGACGTAAGAATCGCGGCGATGTCATAAGCTAGCTTCCGGTAATCACCGCTTCCGCCAAGCGAAAGGCAAAGCCGCAGTCTCGGCCGTCGGGAGCGCCCTTTTCGATCATGGCTCGCACCGCGTGCCAGATGATGATGGGGTTATCCTCGGCGCGAGCGCGGGCGATGATCTCAGAAGCTTCCGCCGCCCCCTCTAGGTTCAACGCGCCCCACGAATCGGCGTTCCTGGTCATATTTGGTTCCTATTTGAAAAGCCGACCAGCAACCTTCGACGTTGGTGATCGGACGCTGAGAGTTCGAAGACTGCCGAGGAAATAGCAGCGGGCCGAAGCCCCACCCCAGCGCCCGATCATGATCGGGCCTCCCCTAACGTGTCTTCGAACACGGACGCGATTTATTCGCGACGAACTATGGATAGGATATACTTGAATAATGAGTCAATGACCCATGTTCGTCTAAATTATTGAGACAAAAGTGCTGTATTTGTCAGCTTAAAACAGACGATACACTTTAAACGACTAGCCATTCAGCAGGTCCCTCGGGAGTCTAAATTCCCTTGATCGACTAACGGCGTTCGATCAATATCCGCCTGACATTATTTCAGGGGTGATGCCGTGGAAGTCTTTCTGTTCCTGCTTTTGTTCTGGGCTCTTATGGCGTTCATTCCGGCCGCTATCGCTGAAAAGAAGGGCCGCGATAAAGGCCCCTGGTGGCTTTACGGCTTCCTTATCTGGCCCATCGCGACCATTCACGCCCTGGTGATGTCGCCCAGCGTCCAGGCTTTAGAGGCGAGAACAAATCAGCAAGCGGTAGCCGCCGGCAATCTGCGATGCCCTCACTGCGCGGAATGGATCAAACGCGAGGCCCGCGTATGCCGCTACTGCGGTCGTGACGTCGAATAACCTGCATCTATCCCCAGCAGCCAATGACTCTGTGAACACAGAGTGAACATGCGTTGCGTTGAGCGGAGACTCCTGCCTCAATCGACGAGATGAAGCGATTCACCGCGCCAGATAAGGTAGGTCGTCGCCGGGTCTCGGATCGCGCCCAGCACGAGAGCCGACTCATCGCACGGGGGCGACGGGAGGTGAGAGAACCGCTTCGACCACGTGCCATGTTCTTCGTCAACTGCTGGGGATCACAGCAAGGGGCCAAAACATGGCTTCCCATATCCCGCCGGACGCATACCCGGTCGTTAAGCTGGCGCTTCTGAAGCGCATTAAACAGCACCTGATCGCCGCCTATTACGGCATCAATCAGGGGCGTATCAGCGAGTTCAAAAACTCCTCGCTGTTCGATGCGGTGAAGCCGGCAACGCTATTGCCGGACGGCTTCCCCTCCTAGTCCCTTCTAACGGCGGCGCGGCTTCGGTCGCGTCGCCCCTGAGAAATCGAATGAATTGCGTCATCGACTGGATCGCCGTATCCAACTTCGCCGTAGCTGGCGCGACCTTAATCACGGGTGTTTCCGCCGTCTTGGCCGCGTTCCATGTTGGCCAGCGCCAGACCGCGATTCAGCAGGACCTCGCCAAGATTGAACATGCGCGTGTACGACATGAGCTGTTCGACAGGCGGATGAAGTTCGTTCGGGAGTTACGCGCGTTCGATAAGCGCATTCGCTCGAGGAAGCGTGACGACGGGGGCGACATCACCGAGGAGGATTTAGAGTTTTTACGCATCGCTCAGGAAGCGGAGTACCTTTTTCCAAGGAAACTCAAGGACATAATCGACACAGTCTGGGTATCTGGCCTTGAGTATGCCGATCTTGCAAAGGACTTGCGCAGCGTAGACCCAGAAGTTCGCGCCAAGGCGAAGGAAGAACGCTCTAAGCTTCGCCTCGAGCTGGGGGAGGCGCACGAGGAATTCAGCAGCATGCTCGATGGGGTCATTCGCCCTTTCGACGATTAATCGAACCGCGCCGGTCCGAAGCCATGAGAAAACGGTCCCTGAGGCCGCCCCTGCGACGCGCGCCGTTTCATTGCCACCGACGGGGCGGCCTGCGTTGTCAGCCTCTCGATCTGTCGCTCCGCCGGCGTTGTGACTAGACTCCGCGCGGCCATTGCATAGACGACGCAATCGAGCGCCTCGGCGCGCTTGCCCGGGATGCGGTCGAAACGCTCGACTTGAGTTCCCCGCACATAGCGCACGACGCGCCGTTCTGACGTCAGCTCGTCATAGAAACGGGCGCTCAAACTCCGACTGAACCTGATCTGACCGACCTGCTGCAGGCGGCGCGCAAGCGATTTCTTTAGCGTGTCCACTCCGACCAGTTGGAGCGCGACGCCTTTTACGGTGCTGCTGCGCTCCAACGGGACGCGCTTGAATCCGCCTACCCCTTTGCAGGCGAACACGCGCCGGCCGATACGCGGGCGGGCGAAGGCGTAAACCTGTTCGGTCGTCGCCCCGTCCCCCGAGTCGATGAGGGCCGCGTCGACGCCGATCCGGCCGCCTAACGGATGCGCCCACGTCTGGCGCAGCAGGTCGTCCAGCGCGCCCCAGGTCGCATCATCGTCAGCGCGGCCGTTGATGACCTCGGCGCCCAGCACATACGGCAGGCCGTCCGCATCGTGGCCCAGATAGACAAGCTCTAGGCGGTCATGCTGCACGTCGACGCCGACCGTCAGATAGATCACCTCCGCCGGGACCTGATCTAGCGCGAAATCCTCCGCGTGGCCGGCAAGGGAGTCGCCGTCCAACGCCTCGCCGTCCTGCGACCAGGTTTCGGCTAGGATCGTATTTACGAAGGTTTGCAGCTCGTCCGGTCGATCCTTCACCGCCAGGAACTCGGCGACTAGTTTAGGCCAAGCTGCGTTCGCCAGGGTTGAGACCAAGGCGTTCAGACGGAATCCGGCGTGGCCCCGTACCTCTGGGCGCGTGCTTCGCCAGGCGCCGGCTGTGACCATCTGCGGCTTATGCTTTTCGCTGATCAGCTCTTCGCAGTGAGGGCATTGAAACGCGACGGTCTCGGGCCTCCCTTCCGCCCATCTGAGATGTCCCCACTGGATCTCGGTGAAGGCCCCGCATTCAGGGCAAGGGACTTCGAAGACGCGTTGATCGGACTGGGCGTAAAGCCGCGCGACATTCGACGTGGCCTCATCTGTCGGCGTAGAGCCGGCGATGATTTTCCGGTTCGCGAACGACAGGGTACGACGTTCAGCGAGGAACAGCGGATTCCCTTCCGCAGTCCCTTCCATTGCGTCGATCTCATCCATGAGGAGGATTCGGACATTGTGCCGGCGCAGATTGCGCGGAGCCTTCGCGGCCACGACCTTCAGGGAACCGCCTGCGAAGCGGCGCGACAGGATCGTATTGCGTCCGCCTTCTTCCCCCTCGCCCGACAGCAGCCCTGCGCAGGACGGGGTCGCCTCGCAAATCGGTTCCAGGTCGCTCACGACGAAGTCGCGGCAGTCGTCCTGCGTCGGCAACAGGACCAGGATCGGCGCCGGGTCATTTGCAATGTGACTGGCGACCGTTGCGCTAACCAGAGTCGACAGTCCCACGCGGACAGGCTTCATCAACGTCACGCGCTCGATAGAGGGGTCGCTGATGGCCTCCGCAATGCCGCGCTGAGGCGGCCAAAGGCGAATCCGGCCGGGCGTGGCGCTCACCCCTTCGGGGAGGCGCATTTCCGCTTCCATCCATTCGGCCAGGTTCATGCTTTGCGGCGGCGCCAGTTGGCGAAGCGCCGCCGCGCGGATGCGATCCAGCCCGCTCATCAACGGCCCTCCGCCGTATCGCTTAGAACATCGCGAATTTCCCGATCGATGGCGGCTACGTCGGCCGGCGTCAGGGTGCCGAGCCGAGAGGCTACGCGACTGGGGATTGAAAGCATCGCCGCACGGACGCCGCGAAGCATATCGCCCCATTCACGCTCTACCGCAGCAGCCTCGACCAGTTCGCCGCGAGCGCGCGCATTCTGCAGCGCCAGCTTGTCGGCGGCCTCTTTGGCCTGGCGCAACCTTTCAACCTTCAGCGGATCGCCATCCCCGAGACGGCCTCTGCTGCGCTCACTTAGATACGTTCCATAAGCGAGCACCGCTTCGCGCAGATTGTAGGCACCACGACCGCGCGGGGCCTGCGGCAGGACGCCGTCCTCGACCAGTTGACTGATCCGTCTGGCCGTGAGCCCGAGGAAGGCCGCCAGTTCGGCGCGGCTACAGCGGAGCGAGTGAAGCTCAGGCTCAGGCGTGACTGGCGCGCTTTCGAATGGCGCCAGCAAGTCGATTACTTCATCGCTCATGTCGCAGGCCCTCGGAAACGGCTGTAAAAAAATCTGCGGCGAGTGAGAAAACGGGGTCCATGTTCCCCGCGGCAGGCCGGGGCACCAAAGGGACCCGCTGTCGCCCAATAAAGATCCGTGTTACTTCGAGGGTAGATTTGGGGAGGTCGCTAGGATGCGAGTAATCACGGTCGTGGCGTTGGCCGCCACTCTGTTGGTGGGTGGGTGTGCTTCCAGCATTATGGAAGGCTTCGTCGGCCAACCGCTGCAGGTAGGTATAGCCCGATATGGCCCACCGGCCTTCGTTTTTGACATGCCAGACGGGCGGAGGGCATTCCAGTGGCGCATGGAAAGCCAAGTAGCGATGCCGACGACGACTTACGGCAACGTCAATACCAATATCTACGCTCCCCCCGGATCGTTCGCTTCTGCTAATATCCAATATTCTCAGACGACATACGGGGGAAATGTCCTCAATCAGGTGTGTCTCTACACCATGTACGCGCGTTTCAATGAAAGTCAGCAAGCTTGGATTTTTGAAGGCTTCGAGAAGCCATCCCTTGCTTGCCAATGAGCTGTCTGCCTGCCCGGACAACCGGACAGCCTCTAAAGAGGGCTGTCCGTGTCCGTCCGGGGCAAGGGCAGCATGGCGAAGGCCCTGTCCGGGCACTGTCCGCCCTTTGTCCGGGGTTGTCTGTTCAGTCATCGAGGCCATCCGAAAGGTCATCGAAGCCGTTGAACGGCAAAGGATTATGCGATCGGACACGATCACCGATGACGATTGTCCGGCCTTGTCCGGCTAGTTCTTTACTGGCGCGCCTGAATGCCCGCTTGCGACTCTCGAGATCTTCCGACCCGGACAACGCCCTTCCAGCGACGCAGGCGTCCCGCCAATCGACTTCAGCGACGCCTTTGTCCGCATTGTCCGGGTTGTCCGCCTCCAGTCCGACCAGAATGTCGAAGGCGACACGGGCGCTCGGCGACAGCTTTTCGACCTTAGGCGAAAGCCCGCAGTCCAGTTCATCGACCAGGGCAGCCGTGATCGGATCGCCGTCTTCGTCCTGACCCAGCGTCCGTGTGTCGATAAGGAAGGCCATGTCACGGTCGCATGAGCCGTTCCGGTTCTTCGTCAGCTTGCCGCGCACGACTCCGAACTCGTCGCGGCTGACGTGCATCGCCATGTCGAGCGCGCCGTTCAGCAGAGAGTGACCGCGCGGCGTTTTCCCTTCGGCCTTCGTGTCGTGGTGGATCAGGACCACCGCGGCGCCCCATTTCGTCAGCGACCGAGCGACGGCCACGACGCGCCCCATTGCCTCGGCGCTGTTCTCCTCGAGGCCGGGGAATGCCATCGCCAGGGTGTCCAGAAAGATCAGCGTCGGCCGTTGTGCCTCGACTGCTACGGTCAGGGCCGCCAAGTCCGGGGAGTCCTCAGCCAATAAATCGCTGACGCCTTCGACCAGAGTAAAGCCTTCGGCGTCACCGTGGCGCATCTTCAGGGCTGTCACGCGACCGCGCATCCCGTGCGGATCTTCGGCGGCGACATAGAAGACGCGACCGGGTTTAGTCCGCATTCCAAAGGCTGCACGCCCCTGAGCGACCGCGTAGCCCAGATGGGGACTGATCAGGGACTTACCTGCGCCGGGAGCCCCGAAGATGCACCCGACGTCACCGGGCGCCAGGATGCCTTTGACGACATATCCGCGGGACGGGGTCGCCTCACATTCGCCAGGGCTGAGGAACGTGAGGCGGCTCGATGTGACAACCGTCGCTGTTTTGACCTTCCAGCCGTGCGACTTAGCCAGGTCGAATAGCGTCGCCAGTCGGACCGGCTCCCCGCGGCGGCGGCCGCCAAATGACTGCCACGTTCGGCGCTGATCCCGGTCGTCGTATTTCTCGCTCGCCTGCGACCAGGCGGCCCACCGTTCGAAGCCCTTATCTGAGCCGCCGGTTTCATTGTGCAATGCCATGCCGACGCGCAACCAGACGTCACGCTCATCGGCAGGAATAAACGGCAACGCCGCGTCGATCTCGGCCCAGTCGGTACGGAAACACGCCAGGTAGTCGTCATCGTCCGCCAGCAGGTCGACGACTTCAGGGGCGACCGGCTTTTCGGGTCGACGCCCCTCCCCCGGGATATCTGCGGCCTCGTCGATGTAGCGCCCATCGGCCACTTCGACGCGGTGATCCATGCCCTGCCCGACTGCGCCGAAATAGTAGGCTTGCGACCGGGTGAAGGACTCCGGGGCCAGGATGCCGCCCAGCGCGCCGTTGACACGTTCGGCCAAGGCCTCTCGCGCGTCAGGCGACAACGGCCCAGATGTCGGACAGAGAACGCGCCAGCGGGGAGCCTCGGCGGTATGGCTCGGCGTGGTGTAGACGACGCCCGCAAGATTGGCCGCCCGCAGGCGTTCGACCGCTTCGGCCACGCTAACCGTGCCTCCGTCATAGTCGCCCTCGACTCCGTCGATGCCGGTCAGGTTTGCGTCGTGTCGCAAGGCGCCCTTGGGCGTCGGGACATCGCCGAACGTCGCCAGCTTCAGCCAGGGGAGCGCTGACTTAGCCGCGGCGCGGGTCGCAGCGATCGTCTCGGCGAACTGGCGCAGACTGACCGCGTGGCGCAGCTGACGCCTAGATCCGGCGTCGCTGAACTGGGTGACCGTGATCACCCGATCCAAGGGCGACTGCGGCGCTAGCAAATCCACGATTTCGGCGTTATACTCGCCTCCGACGTCCCTCCTGATGTCAATGCTTTGAAGCCCCGCCCCGGTTGCCGCCGGGCGGGGCTTTTGCGTTTCGGGAGGTCCGATCGGCGCCAGCAGGTCTAGGAGATCGTCAGGCCATTTCGCGGGCGCGCCCACGTTACGCCCAGGAAACCCCTGAACCGAAGCGGAACAAACGGGATCGGAGCGCCCCTCCGTGGTTTGATTTTGTTCGCTTTTACGCGTGGTGACCTTTGTTCGGGACGCGGGGGTCGCAGGTTCGAATCCTGCCACTCCGACCATTTCTTTCTCTATTTGCGAAGTCAGAGCTGTTGCAAGGTCGCGCCCGCTGGCGCGCGGCTGCTAGGCTGGCGGCATGACCCAAGTTCTGACCCCCGCCGAAGTCGTCGCCTTCTGGACCGAGGCCGGCCCCGAAAAATGGTTCGCCAAGGACGCCGCCTTCGACCGCGCCTTCAACGAGTTGTGCCGCGACAGCCACTTCGCCGCCGCCGCGCGCCAGCTGGATCATTGGCTGGAGACGCCCGACGCCGCCCTGGCCCTGATCATCCTGCTGGACCAGTTGCCGCGAAACGCCTTTCGCGACACCGCCCACATGTTCGCAACCGACCCCCTGGCCGTCGCCTTCGCCAAGAAAGCGATTGAGCGCGGACATGATCGCCAGGTCGCGAAGGAACTGCGCCCCTTCATGCTGATGCCTCTGATGCACTCCGAGTCGTTAGAGGATCAGGACCACCTTCTGGCTCTGCTGGATGAAGCGACCGAAGCGCAGACGTACAAGTTCGCCGTGATTCATCGGGACATCATCGCCCGGTTCGGCCGCTTCCCGCACAGGAACGACTGTCTGGGCCGCGTGACATCCGCAGAGGAGGCGGCCTTCCTCAGCGCAGGGGGCTTTTCCGGCTAG